AGGGCACGTCGACGAACGCGGCGAGGTTCACGGCCAGAGCCCGGGCGAGTTGGAGGGCGTGTAGCTCTGCGCGGGAACGCCCTGATTCAAGAAATCCTCCTCGTAGCCCAGCGACAGGCGGATGGTCATCACGTCCAGCTCGCTGCCCAGCACTGAGAACGCGAACGGCCCGCGCTCCACCACGTCCGGCGCCTGCGCGGTGAACACCTCGATGACGGCCTGAGGCGGATCGCCGCCAAGATCGCGGATCATCCGGCTGACGCGGCGGTCCACGTTGTCGATGGTCACGTCGATGTACGACGCCGGCTGCTCGTTGTCGTCGGGCAGCGGCGCCTCGAACGCCCACGGGATGTACTCGCCGTCTGCGCGAATCACCGGCTCGGTGTTGTTGACGATGCGGATCGGGGCGGCGAGATCGGGGTGCGTGATCCGCATCGACGAGAGGAACACCACCGCGGTCTCACGCGCGAGGATGGCCTGCGCGGCGGCTGGGGAGAGGGTGCGGGGCACTACGCGCGCCTCCACTTACCGCCTGCGGCGCTGTACGCTAGGCGGATGGATTGGCCAGGCAGCAGGATGGCATCTGTATCGAACTCGAGATTCGCGTTGTTGCTCCTGACCGTCAGGCTGTGCGAGCTCGCTCTAAGATTCTTGACCACGATCTCCTGTCCGTCCAGAAGGCCGGATGCGATGTTGGTCAAGATCACGCCGGCCGCGGTGACGGTGCATTCGGCCTGGATGACCGGAGCGAGCCGATACACGAGCGAGATCGATTGATTCCCTGCAGCTTCATAGGAGAAGGACATCCGACCGCGCGTGTGGCTGATGCGCTTTCCTTGCACGTAGAAGTCGTTTCTTGCATTGGCTGTGGCGCCAACATTTGTAAATCCGTTAGCGTTGCTCGGCGCAGCATCAAAGTTGACGGCAGGAAATATCCCGGTCCCGTTGCCGTTCTGGAAGTTGGCAATTGCCAGAACGCTTGCGCCGCCAGTGATGATGTCGAGCTCCTTATCGCCCCACTCTATGTGGCTGGTGCCATCGATGTTCGCGAACACCAGGTTAGATCCAGTCGATCCGGAGAAATCAATTCGGCCTCCATATCCATTAATTCGGGACTCGTTGACAGCTGTCACAACGGAGCCGCCCGACGTGCGCTGTACATTGCACTCGAAATCACGGAGAAGCAGCTCGCCGTAATCCACGTAGATTGCCGGCACCGCGCTCGGCGGCTGGTCGAATGAAGCGCCTCGCAACTTGACGCCGCGGACAAAGCCTCCCGCCCGTCCCTGAATTCGGAATGGGAATGCACCAGTGCTCAAGAAGGCGCGGTGCCCTCGGTACTTGGGGTTGATGAACTCGTGGTCTCGCGAGTTATCGGGGTGCGCATAGTCCGAATAGGCCGTAAACCCAAATCCGCCCTCTGCCTCACAGTCGATCACCCGATTTCCGATTCCTCGAAGCTGGAATCCGCGTGGAGACCCGCTCGGCCCGGTGAACGGATGGTAGACACGGCAGTTCTGGAACGTGACGTGGTAGGCGTCGGCGTGCGTGTCGAAGGCAGCCGTCTGGCAGTTGATGCCAACACCGCCAAAGATTAGTGAATATTTGGTGCGCCCATAGCGCGCGGAGCGCGGGTCGTTTTCGTTGGTCGCTAGGCAGCCCGTCGTGTAGGCATGCCGGATGTTGTGCCCCAGAAGGCCGTAGTGCCGACCGTACTCGCAAGAGTATTCAACGATCCCATAGCCATAGCTTTGCAGACCGCTATTGGTGCGCAGATCGACAGCGGACACGTTACGCGTCAGTGGCGCAAAGCATCCGATGAATTGGAGCGCTTCGCTGACGCCGCCCCAACTGGTGAGATTTTCGACGATCGGGCTATATGCGCCTTCGATGTAGAAGTGCGCGCGACTATCGCCTGACCCAGGGGCGGCAGACTCTACGCGGAGGTTCCGGAACTCAACCCGCTTAGTCACATCCATCCGGGCAATCCGAATGTTGGTGCTGTAGTCGCCGTTGAGAACGCTGTAGAGCCAAACTTCTGACCCCGCTACCTGACTGACTCGCGCGAACTCGCCCGCCCTTTCCAGATCTGCAGGATTGATGCCTGACAGCAGATCGTCGCTAAGCACCCGGACGATGTCGCCGGCGGCCAAGGTATGACCAGGCGCGGTCAGACGCGACACTGGAGACGAAGATGCAGTGCCATTACTCAGGTCGACACTCTGCGTAGAGATTTCTGTAACCGGGAACTGCGTTCCAAAAGGAATTACCACGTTGAAGACGTAGGCGTTCCCGGCTTGAAGAAAGGTCGAGTTCTGACCATCGATCACGACGTGCTTTCCGGTCGCCACGATACCCGCAGCGATTCGGTAGACGGCGTCAGGGCGGCACTGGATTCGACGTCCGTTCGCGACGGAAATGGCTGTGTTGAAGGCTGCAGAGTCATCCGCCACGCCGTTGCCAAGAGCACCGTAATCTTCAACCGTCAGCGTTTCGAAGGCTTTATCTGCCAACGATCGGCCCGTGCCACCGGGCCTTTTGAAACCCACCATCCCGGCGCCATAATCTGACGAGAGGTCAGCTCCGGTGACCCCCTGCAGCAATCGCCACTGCACCGGATTGAACGTCGATGTCGTGGTGAACGGTAGCGAGCTCTTCAGTGCGGCGTAGATCTGGCCGCCCCATTCCACTGTGAGCCTCGTGGAATCGACCAGGATGCCCGCAGCGAACGACACGGGCGGCAGATAGCCGATGTTCGCCAGGGCTGGTGCAATGTCGGCCTCGGCTCTAGCGATGACACTCAGCAGCGATTCGTGCGCGCTAGTTTCAAGGTCATCCACTACCAACTGAAGGTGTGCTGCCGCCGCATTGACCTCCGGTGCCAACGCCTTGCGCGCGCGGCCGTTCTGCTCGACGACCACGTGGTCGTACTGGCCAGGGATCACCGTCGCCAGATCGCCAACCGGAATGATATCGTTCGGATCGATGCTCACGTGTTGGTCAGTCCTGTAGTGCCGTCGGACACGTCCAGCAGGAAGCGGCCGTCGGCGGTGGTGAGAAGTTCGAGGGACAGGGATGCGCGCCAGCGGTTGCCGGTCCCGCTCGGGGCGTAGGACGGGCGTGACAGGAATCGGTACACGGCGTGATTGACGCCATCGACCGGCCTGCGGAAATCCACCCACCGGAACGGGCGCACATCGCCCAACGTGATGGCCACGAAGTCGTCCAGCGTCTGGATCTGCCCGCGACTCAGGGAGATCAGGCACGACACGGTGAGGGGCACGCTGGTGAACCGGCGCCGCATGCGCGCTGCGCCAGTGTCTGACCCCGTGCGAATCACGTTCGCCACGCCGGGCGAAACCTGATACCCCTCGATCAGCGCGCAGGGCAGGCTCACCGGCCAGTTTGGTAGCTCAGCCACGTGCAGCCCCCATGCGCTTCATGCCGAAGTTGCGGGACATGTCGCCGTCGAATTCGCCGCGGGCCGCGGCCTGCTTCCATGTGTTGGTGATCATCCGGATCAGTAGCGTGCCGTCGGGCTTCTGCTCCGCAGACGACGACTCGATCTGCATGCCTTGCCCCTTGTTCTCGATCGAGACTTCGACCTTGCCGCGCGCGCCACCCGCGCCGCCGCCAGCCTTGTTCATCAGCGGGGAGACGACGCCGCCGGTCGCGCCCATCATCAGGACCGACCGGCCGCCGTACTGCAGGATCTCGGGGCCGTGCTCGGTCACGTCCTGCATGGAGTGCGGGCGAACATGGCCGCCTCCGGCTTTGCCTGCGCCCTTCTGCATGTAGCCACCGGCGCTGCGCAGGATGTTTCCCCACGCGCCTTCGCCGCCGTAGCCAGCGAGGGCGCCGCCGACCATCTCCCACAGCTTCGATGCGGCCAGCTCCGCGGAGATGCGCTTGATCATGTTGGCGAACGAGTCGCCGATGTCGGAGAACTTGCCGTCGAGGACGCTGTACATGCCCTCGCCCAGGGTGCTCTGAACGTTGCGCGCGGCTTGGTCGGCGAACACCGACCAGCTATCGAGGCGCTGCACTTCCTTCTTGGCGTACTCGTCGCGCACCTTGTCTCGCACGCTGTCGAGCGCGGCCATGTCTTCCAGCCACGCTGCGCCCTCGTTCAGCGCCTTCTTCTGCGCTTCGCTGAGATGAGCCAGTGAGCCGGCTGCGGTTTCATAGGCCATCTTCGCGGCTTCGCCGACGAGGCCGTACATCGCCATCTGCCGCTCAAGAGCAGCGACCTGCTGCTCGCCTTCCGCGTACGCGCGGACCTTCGCCTCGCGCTCGATCGCGGCGGTGATCTCGGTCCGACGCGCCTCGCCGAACCGCAGTACCTGCTCCTCGATCTCGTGCTGGCGGTTAGATGCCGCGACTGCCGCCTCGCCCTGGCCGTAAGCCACCGCCAGCGACTGCTGCAGCCCGATCGCGCGCTCCATCTGTGTGTTGTAGTCGCGCCACTGGTCGCCGGACTTGGCGCCGGCCTTGTCCGACGCGCTCGCCGCCTTGGCCGCTTCCTGCGCGGCCTCGGTCTGCTGCATGACCCGGCGCTGCGCCGCGATCTGCTCGTTGAACGCGGCGCGCTGCTGCGGGCTCAGCGCGCCGACGCCACCGGCAGAGTTAATCTGCTGGCCGATCTCGACCATCATCGCCTTCTCGGCGCCGTCGCGGAGACGGACGAGGTTGACGATCTGCGCGTTGAGCCGGCTGTCGAGGCTGCGCAGCTGGGCATCGACGTCGACCGCAGCCTGACCGACCCCTCGGATCGCGCCGGCCTGCTGGTCGTACTTGCCGGCGGCCGTCGCCGCCGAGTTGCCGGTCTCGGTGTTCGTCTGCGTCAGCGTGGCCATCAGGCCGCGCTTGCGATCGGCCTCGCGCGCGGACGTGGCGAGCCGTTCGCCCATCTGCACGAAGTCGCGGCCCACGGCCTGCGCTGCCGGAGAGCCCTTCAGCACCTCCTGATTCAGCGCTGCGACGCGCTCGGACAGTTCGTCTGCGGAGATGCGCCCCGCGCCGAACTCGGCCTGTAGCGCACGGATCTGGTCGAGATACGGCGCCAGCATGTCGTTCGAGCCGAACGCGCTTGCGGCCGACACCATCCGCTCGATGGCCTGCTCGACTGCGCGCGTGCTCTCGGTGATCTGGTCGTCCAGCCGGAGCAGCTGCCCGGCCTGCTGCTGAGCGTTGAGCTCGCTAAACTTCTCGATCGCGGTGTCGGCCGCGCCGCTGAAATCGACCAACGCCTGGCTGGCGTCGTCGGTGCCGCCGCGGAACAGAAGCCAGCCGGCGGCGACGGTGCCGAGTGTCAGGGCGAGGCCGGCGGGGCCGCCAAGGATTGCCAGCGCACCGCGGCCGGCGGCTGCCGCAAGATTCGTGGCGCGCGCGTAATTGACCTGCGCGGTCGCCGCGGCCAGCGTTGCCTGACGCTCGACCAGCAGCGCGCTTGCCAGCGCACGAGACTGACGCCCGCTCTCGGCCGACCCGCGTGTCGCGGTCATGGCGGCCTGCGCGCGCCGGAGATCCGCCTGCGCTTTCGCCAGCCCTGCCGCAGTGGCATCACGCATCGCCACCGCTTCAGCGATGACGGCCGCGCGCGACTGCACTGCACTGATGGCCGCTTGCGCCGTGGCCGCGCCGATCTGCACCATCTTGCCGGCGATCATGCCCAGGCCGGCCGCGCCGCCGATGGTGATCAGCGCCTCAAGGTTCGAGGTGACACCTTCGATTCCGCGCACCAGCACCTGCGTGGCGCCGGTCGCTTCGTTCTGCCCGCCGACCCAGGCGCGCAGCTCGTTGCGAAAGCGGATGCCGGCGTCCTGCACCGTGGTCGGCATGGATTCGACTTCTGCGCGCAGCTTGCCCATCTGCGACGTGATCGCCGGCACGACGACGTTGGCCGTCAGCTGGCCGTCCTTCGCCATCTGCTGCAGCTCTTGCGTGGTCTTGCCGAGCCCCTCGCCGAGCGCCTGGATCACGCGCGGCGTCTGCAGCAGCAGCGTCTGGAACTGGTCGGTCGCAATGCGACCCTGCACCATCGACTTCGCCCACGCGTCGTTGGCCGCCGCGCCGCGCTGGGCGTTGCTTCCGCCAGCCACGAGGGCGAGGCCCAGCGCCTCGGCAGAGTCGAGCGTGTCGGACGCCGCAAAGCCCATTTCGCGCATCGACTGCGCGGTGCCGGCGAACTGGTCAGCGGCCTCGTTGTAGTCGCGATAGGTCCGGTTCGCGATTTCCATCAGGCGCGTCTGCGCGAGGGCGAACTCCTCCTGGCTTGTCGTCGCGATCCGGATGCGGGCGCTGATCTGCCCCCAGTCGTCGGCCATGCCGATGAGCGCGCCGACGCTGAAGGCACCAGCGGCGACCGCCGCATAACGGCTGATCGCCTGCGTGCTGGCGTCCAGCTCGTTCGCATGCGTGCGCGCCGCCGACGTCTGTCGATCCCACGAGCGCGACGCATCCGCCCCGCCCTGCTGGACCGAACGGAAATACTGGCCGCCCATGCGCGACGCGCGGTCCATCTCGCGCTGATATTTGGTCGTGTCAGCAGAAACCGAGACGATCAGTTCGCGCAGGCTCGTGGCCATCAGGGCTCCAAAGAAAAAGGGCGGCTCAGTGGCCGCCCATCAGGTCGTTCAGTGCTGCATCTGGTTCATCGCCGCCGCCCTGCCCCCACTTGGGCATCAGGTCGACGATCTTTCCGCCACCTACCGCTGCGGCGACTTGCGCGGCATGGAAGTCTTGCCGCTCCATGCCCAGCGGCGACTCGCGATCGCGGGCCATCCAGAGCGTCAGCTCGTCGATGTCCATCGTGTCGCGGATCTCGCGGATCGTGCGGCCCAGATAACCCGCGAGGTCACACAGGAAACGCAGGTCTGGCTCCTGCGTCAGCCGTTTCCCGCGTCGGCCACCGGGTCAGCGTTGTTGCTGATGCCGGACAGTTCGAACGCCTTGTCGACCAGCCGGCCGTGCACGTCCGAGAACGATGCAGCCACATCGTCTGCGTCGCGATCGGTCAGCACGCGCTTGCCGGCCTCGTCGAACAGCGTGCGCACCAGGACCAGAGCGGTCGCCGGGATCACGTTTACCGGAACCTCCGACGTCTCGCCAGGCTCGAGGCCGGCGGCGTCACGCGCGCGCGCTATCGCGGCCCGGTAGTCGATCCAGTCGCCGGCAGTCATCTGCCGCACGACCAGCTTCGCGCCTTCCCACTCCTCGACGGTGACCCGCTCGTGCTTGAAAGGCGCGAGCGGGGCCGTAGCGAGGGCGCGGATGCCCTGCTTGGCTGCCATCAGGGAACGTAGGGCGCGCGCACGATCGCGGACACGATCGCGACGGTGAAGGTCGCATTCCACTTGCCGTTGACGCTCGATTCCTCGGACGTCTGCGTGACCACGCCGACGAAGCGAGCCTCACGGTTGCGGCTGTCGATCACTCGGAACACATGGCGGTCGCCCGACTCCTCGGCCTCGCGCAGCAGGTCCTGGGCCTCGTCGCCGTCGAAGTAGTTGCCCGAGAACGTGGCGGTGCCGTTGTCCTTCAGGCCGAAGTCCTTCTCGACCACCTCGGAGCAGAACGTCGACACGTCGATCTCGGTCCGCTGGCCGCCGGCGCGGTTGTAGCTGTTGAGCGTGCAACCGAGGGCGATGTAGTCCTCGTCATCGATCGGCGCAACGGGCAGTGCGTCCAGGGCCAGCAGCGAGATCATCAGCTGGGTGCCCTGGCTGCGCGTGAACTTGGAAGCCATGGTGTTTCCTCTCAGTCGGGAGTGTTGGTGGTTACGGCGACTTCCCACGACACCCGGTAGAGCTTGGTGTCCGGTTCGTACGCGCTCGGGAGCCGGCGGATTGAATCGACGGCAAAGTCAGGTCCGGCCTCTTTCAGGCGTCGGAATACGTCCCAGCCCAGGTCGGTGGCGCCGGCTCGGAACTCGGAAAAACAGTCGATCTGGACGCTGCCCTCGTCGCTGCCGTCAGGGCCGCAGAAGGTCACGCCGAGCTCGCCGCCCATGTGGAAGTGCCGCACGTAGGGGCGCTGCACCGGCGTCGGCGCGACGCCATCGAAAACGCGCCCAGCAGCGATCGCCGGCTCGCGCTTGAGCCGGGCCTGTATCAGTCGCTCGATCATCTGCGCCCCAGTGCTTCGTCGATCGCGGTGCCAAGGCGGTCACGCACGGCGTTCGCGATCTCGTCTTCGTTGCTGTCCCATGTCGGCCGGATCCACGGTCGCGCGGGTTCTTTGCTCGTGCCCAGCTCGCTGAAGCGCCAGTAGTACGCCGGCCCCGGAAGCTCATAGGTCCCACCAGCGCGCCCTGCGCGCCGGTTGCTGGCGTTGTTCGTGTAAGTCCGCTTGACGTTGCGGATGCGAACGCCCGCCGTATGCGCGCCTTCATCGTTCTTTTTCGCCGAAGCTGCGACCACGTTGTCCCGGAGTTCGCCCTCGTCCACCGGCGCCGCCTCGCGGATCGCATCGCGCCCCACGCGCGCGCCGGCCATCGTTGCCTGCCGCAGCACCTTCTTCTGCGCGCCACGCTTCAGCGTCGCGAAGTCCTGAGCAAGGGCGCCCAGACCGCGAATGTCGACAGTGATGCTCATGGTCAGCCCTGATTGAGCCCGGAGACCGCGATCACCGCCGTCTCGCTGCCGTCGTTCGAAGTGCCGGCCGACTTGATGTCGTAGACCTTGCCGCGGTGGACGATGCGCCAGTCAGGCGAAACCTCGCGCGGCAGGATGTCGAAGCGGACCTGCTCGCGGTACGTGTCTGCGCCGGATGCCACGGCCTCTGCC